ACACCTCCTTATATTGGCAGTATTGACAAAACTTATTACTAGCTTCTTTAGGCTTATCAGGAATTTTCTTTTCTTTTACACACTCTAGCCCATAAGCTAGTTTATCCTGCCAAGCTCTTATTTCTTCGCGCGAAGGTGAATACATAAAGGCTTTCTTTTGAAAAAGGTCGCGATTTACAAAAAGGAAAAGTACATCAGGAATTTGAAGAAGTTGTGAATATGATATAGCTTGTGCTTTATATTCTTCTGGTACTTCTTCAAGATGATACATCTTCTGATTCCCACAAGATTTAATCTCTAAGATGAGGTATTTATCCTTTCTTTTTATTACACCATCTACCATCGCAGAAATATTATATTCTGGTGAATAAAGCTTTGTTTCATACTGCCCATTTTTAATGTCTTGCTCTTTCTTTACTTCTAGTGGAAGATTGTGTTCTCTAATATATTCCCCCACATTTATATATTCAAAACCTTGCATTTTTAGACAATTTGCTTGAATATATTCATGGATAAATGTACCAGCACTTGTAATTCCGTTGCTAATTTCTGATTGGGACTCTTCTGTCTTTGGATAGCCTAAGACTTCATACACCCCTCGGCGAATACAAGAAAGAGAAGATGGCTTGAAAGTTTTACTAGGTTCTCTTTGTTCTTGTGTTTCAATGGCTTTAGTAAGACTAGCAAGAAAAGAAGAAGGAATATCTTCCTTCCCTGCCATTATCATACTTATTAGTGACTTTCTACTCAAAGAACCTCACCATCTTCAATGTTTATAAATTTTACAACTTCAAAACTGCCATTAAAGCCATTGTCATAAATCTCCTCAAGGTCAAGTAGATATGTGTTCTTTTTGTTAAGGCTAACATAATCCATTTCAAACTCTACCTGAATCTTAAATTGTCCTGGGTTTAGCGTTCTGGAATCTTCATAAATTCCTGTAATTGTTACTAGCTCTCCTGCAACATCTCTACCAACATCAAAAAGCTCCTCATTGTCAAATACTGAATAAACTTGACATAGCTTTTCAAAGTCACTCATCTTCATAATCCCAAATTTTACTTTTGCCAACATCATTCTTTATTACCTCCAATAACATAAAATCCTTTATTATCCTCTAGCTTAATCATGTTGTCACCAAAATGAATTGTAACACCACCACTAAGCCTACTTGCAACAGATTTAAGAGACTTAAAGTCAACCACAATCTTTGGAGCACCTAAACCGCCAAGAAACTCATGAATTGTATCACTATCAAGTGAATTACTAATAGTGATTTCTTCACAATCAAACAACCTCAACTTCTTCTTTAACTCTGTTGCCTTTATCATTATAGCACAATCAAAGTGCTTTGTCAATAGGTTAAGCATTCCTACTTTTGGAAAAATATTGAAGAATTTCACCAGATTATCACGTTTTAGTCGAATAAGTGGTGAATTTCCATCAAAAATTGTGTATTGTAACTCTGATGGGTAAAGTGTTGTTTCTCCAACTTCTGAAAGTAGTTCTAGTAACCTAATTTCATAAAACCCTTCTGGAAGATTTTCACTATGAGTTGCACAAACAACATCTAAATCAGTTGTGAAAATATATCCATCTTTTACATATACAACCTCTAAATCTTCATAGATAAACCCCTTATGTCTTTTATAGGCACTTGCAAGTGATTTACTAATACTAATCCCATCTTCATTAAAGATTGGATCAAGTTTAGGAAGTTCTACATAGGGAATAATAGGAAGTTCATAAGTATTGGCTATGTACTCTATTTTCATAACACCATCCCGCACTTCAATCTTCGAGCCATTTTTATAAAACTTCTTAAAATCGTCGAGATTAACAAGAGATTTTTGGAAGGGTAGAAGATTGTGATAAAAAATCTCTTTTACAAAAGTTTCTTTATCTGTATATTCTACATATAACTCATTCATTTTAGAACTTACACATGCTACATTTGTTATAGGTCTTAGCTTATCTTGCTTAATGAACATTGTATTCTCTCCTTTGCAGTGCTAAAATACTCTTTATTCTTTTCTATACCTATAAAATTCCTTTTTAGAGATTTACAAGCAATTCCTGTTGTTCCGCTTCCCATAAATGGGTCTAGTACAATATCGCCCTCATTGGTGTATGTATTTACTAAATATTTTAGAAGTTCCACTGGTTTTTGTGTAGGATGAAGTCCCATCTCATTGGTATTTCCATTATTGAATTTAATAACATCAACAGGATTTCTTTCCCCTGTTTCATTTACAATGTCATTCTTAGGAAATGAATCATAATTACTTGAAAAGTTTTTTCTGCTAAATTTACTTACATAAGGCTTCCCCTCTGTCTTTTGTGGATTATATGTGCCTTTCTGCCTGTAAAACACTAGAATATTTTCATGTATTCTCATAGGTTGAATTTTAGCATTTAGGAAATTTGTAGCTTTTGTTTTATGGTATATCCACTCATATCTAAAATTCTTCCTATTTGCTGAAATTACATCTACATAAAATGGCGGCATAGAACAAATGACAAATATTCCATTAGGAACAACTACCCTATTAAATTCTTTCCACACATCCCCCCAATTTAATGGTTTATCCCATTTATTTTTAGTCATGGCATAAGGAGGGTCTGTAATAATACAATCTATACTATTATCAGGAACCTCCTTGATTTTTTCAAAGAAGTCTCCTCTTATCAGGTCTAACAATTTATCACTCCCAATTTTTTGTAATGGCAACATCTACCCCAGGAACTAACTTATAATCCCCACTGTTTTGCATACAACTTGTTAAAATTTCCTTCACCTCTTCTTCATGTTCAATAGGAAATTCGACGACCTCCTCATCATGTATGAGAAGAACAACCTTCACACCCAATTCTTTTAGTCTTTTATTCTTAAAAATATTGAGGAGTGCTCTTTTACTCATAATGGCTGCTTCACTTTGGATTCTCCCATTAAAAGCTTGTCTAATAGCTCTCGCTATAAAGCCATTATTATTTTTGATATTGTTGGCACGAAGATAACCAAGTTTTTCATTAAATGACCTACATCTCTTTAATCCATTTTTTAGTTTTGCTATCTCATATTTATTTTTTGTGGGAAATTCATATTCAGGAAGAAGTGCATCAGGAAGTCTACGCCTACGACCCGAAAGTGATTCTACAAAACCAACTTTCTTTACAGATTTATTTGTCCACTCAATTTCTTCTTTGAGTTTTGGAAATGCTGTGAAAACATCATTTATGATATTCTCTGCTTCTTCGTATGTAATTCTTAAATCTTCTGCTGTTGCTTTTGTACCCTTTCCATAAAGCAGACCCAAAAGCACCTGCTTGCAGTTCCCACGTCTCCCTTTCCCCTCTTTATTCTTTGTACCGTCTGGATAAAACTCAAGGCAATCTTCATAGGGAAGTTTGTATGCTAGGCTTGCTACATGAGAATATACGTCTAGGTTTTTATGGAAAGCCTCTCTCAAATTATCATCATCTGCTGTCTCTGCCGCAATTAAAATTTCTTGCTTTGAAAAGTCTAGCCCCATAAGTTTATATCCCCCTCTTGCCTTAAACATATTTCTTATATCATTAAAGTGCGAGGGGATCTGTTGGAGCGAGGGATCTGAGCTACTAAATCTCCCTGTTGACAATGCACCCTGTGAGTTGAAATTACAGTGTATACACCCATCTCCTTGTGCCATCTCTGCCATTTTATCAATGAAGGTACCAAGCATTTTGTCATAAGTCTTTACTTCTACAATAGCTTTAGGTACTGGATGATCCATTTTTTCGAGAAATTCTGCTCCTGTTTTTCTTTCTCCACTTAAATCTTTTAACTTCATTTTGTCATAAAGAAGTTCTGCAACTTGTTTTGGAGAATTAAAATTGATAGGTTCATCAATAAGTGAGTTTAGTTTTTCTTCTGCCTCATCCCTTAACTTTTTATATTTATCATGAAGTTCTTTAGCTCTCTTGAAATCAAATTCAATTCCCCTTACTTTCATTTCCGCGAGATGTGGAAGAAGTGGAATCTCAAGATTAAAAATTAGGTTTGAAATCTTCTCTAATCTATATTCTTTACACTCTTTAGTTCCTATTGTTACATAAGGCTCAAAGAACTTCCACAGCTTTAATGTCATTTCTGCATCAAAAGACGCATAAAACTTTGCAATATGAATAGGAATATTACAGAAAGGGATGCCATCAAAAAGCTGTGCAAATTTATCTACTTCTTCATCTTCCTCTAGTACATACTTTTTATATAAATCCTTTAAGCTATGGCTTTCATTTTCGTCAAGGTAGCATGAAATGATATATGTATCAACATCGCAGGGAAAATACTTTCCACACATTGCTTCAAGTGCTACTGCATCATAGTAGTAGTTATGCCATACAAACTTCATATCTTTCATGTTATATAACTCAAGAAGTAATCTCTTAAACTCTTCCCTGCTTAACTGATTTGGCTCTAGTTCTTCTGTGATATTATTTATATGACCTACTGGAACATAGGCTGGTTTATACCCATCTAGTTTCATGCAAAGCCCAACTACTTGACGCTGTTCTGTAAAAGAGATTCCACATGTTTCGCTATCTAAGGCACAGAGGGAAGATTTTTGATGAATATATTCCATAGCCTTATCAAATGTATCAAGAAGTAAGCAATCATGCTTTACAATATTCTGCTCTATAAGTTTAATTCTATCTTCTAATGATGTACCTCTGATAGAAATTTTTGGCTTTACATATTCTTGTGATTTCTTCACAATGGAAAATATATCTTTTTCTTTTCTTTCTGGTAGGTTAAATAATGTTCCCATTTAATCCTCCTTTAGAATAAAAATAAGGGAAGTGTTTTATCTTCCCCTATCTTCACCCCTTTACTAATTCCTATTATTTCTTATTTATTAAAAACTTCGACGGCGAGGTGTTACTTCCTCTGTCTTTTCATCTTCCTTTGGTACATATGGTGAACCTGTTTCAATATAGAGGTCACACATGTCATAATCCCATATCTTTACCAGTGATGTATTACGCCCACAAACATCATCATCTTTAACCTCAAAATCTTCCTTTAGTTGGTCAATGTCAGGAAGTTTAGGAAGCTCTTCCCCATTCTTTCCTTTGCGTGCATCATACAGGTTATAGGTTGTCTTGAGTCCCTGACCAACACGTTCACATTCAATAATACCTTCAAGCCCATATCGTGCTTCAAAACCTACCAAATTCTCTGCCATCCACCGCACTGAGCGGGAGAAAATCTTGTAGCTTGGCTCAAATTCTCCCTGCTCATTATAAAGCTGAATAACTGGGATAAACACCATGTCCCGAGCCTTTGATACTGCCTTTGTATTCTTTAGTGCTTCCTTGCACAGTGGACATCCATCCCCCAGGCAATCTACCTTATTGTAATATGTCTTGCCTGTTTTTGGAGAAGTTAGTGCTACTTGATGAATACTATGAATTTCCATATCATCAATCTTTGTAGTTAGAAGTTTAATGAAGTTAGTTCCTTTATCGTCCTTAATCTTAAACTCATTTACATAATCCCCGCTTTGCATATTTGTTAAATCTGTTTGTGCTTGTGTAAAACTCTTTCGTGCCATTTTATCATTCTCCTTTAGTAATTTCTCAATACCTTGTCTGCATATTTTGCTAATTTTTCTACTTCTTTTCTTTGTATTCTTGGTTTTCTACTTATTTCATTAAGTTGGCATACTACATCTTCAAAATCACCCCTAATCTCATCTACATAAATCTCGAGAGATGTATAATCATCTGTAGTTTCCTTATCCACCCGTTCCTTCTCCTTTTGCATATTATCAAGATGGTCTTTAAGTGCATTCATATACCCCCAACCTGCCTTGTCCTCAAGGGCATTTAAGATTTCTTGCATTGTAAATTCTGGAATCCACATTTTAATCTCTCCTTTCATGATATGGTTATATTATATCATATATGCTTTAGCTTGTCAAGCCCCTTTTTGATTATTTTTCAATAAAAAAATATAAGTTAAAACAAATCCAACGCATAAGGTCAAATGTCTCCTCGCCAATCTTTCCAATTAACCATGTAATGAAAAGTAATGGCATACACATAACATACTTTACCTGTTGCTTCTTTGTTAGTCCTTTAATGTATTCAATCATTGATTAACCCCTCCAACAATATTTTTAACATATCCTCAAATGTTTCATTAGCATCCATAAATTCTTTTACTATGAATACAAGTACATATACCACTAATATAATAGGTAAGAATAAAACGAAGAAAATCTTTTGTGTGAATCTTAACTGCCTAAATAAATTGATCATTTTTTACCCCCATTGTCAAGTGCCAACATTATCATCTTATCAACCACCCTACAGGTATCTATAAAGTTATCCATTAAATAACAAAATAGAAAAATTGGCAGAATGATTGGAACAAATAAAATGAAAAATATTTTCTGTATAAATTTTAATGACTTAAAACACTCAATCATTTCTTTGCTTCCTCCTTTAAGATATAGTATAAATCTTTTTCTCTTTGTGTAGTTACTTCTCGCCACTCATTTTCAAATTCATATTTTATCTCTGCCTTAAACTCTTTTTGCTTGTAATACCTGTACTGTCCGTGAAGTCCTCCTACATCAAAGATATAATATTCTATCCACTCACCTTTGTAGTAATACTCACTCATGATAGCTTTTGCACTTGCTATTGGTGCAAGAAGGTATAGAGAAAGTGCTATTAACACAATGGTTTTTCTAAATAATCTTGAAAGGTTAGCCATGATTCACCCCCATAATCATTTATATCTTTAGATTTATCTTTAAGCACTAATCTTTCTATAAGTCTATCTCTTAGTGCATATTTTATTTTCTTTGCCCCAACATCTCCTGCAGCATCATTATCAAGTGCTATGATGATTTTCCTATATGGAAGTTTCTTTAATTCCTCTAACTGATGTGAAGTACCTGTTCCTAATAATGCTACTACTGGTTTACACCACCTTGCTAAAGTTAATGCATTGAATAGAGACTCTACCACATAAATCTCTCTTGTGTCTGGATGGGATTTTCTAGTCTCATAAAGATAACATAGTGGTTTTTCTACATCATCTGGTATATGAAAATGTTTATGTTTTACATTACGCCTTGCTACAAATAGTAAATCTCCTTTTTCATCCCTTATTGGGAATGTAATACTATCTGTGTTTTTGTCATAGCCTATGTTATATCTCTTTATAATTTCATCCGTTAAATGTCTTTTATACATGTATGGATGAATATACTTAAAATCCTCTAGGTTTTCTTTGTGTGTTGTTTCTATTGGTTTTACTCTTGAAGGAATTGAAAACAAATTACTTCTATTTTCTATTTCTCCACCTGCAAAGTTTTCTATGAGCCACTTAGCCCCTGACGCTTCATCTATATTGAAGCAAGTTCCTACAAGTTTTGGCAAGGAATGAAAAGTATGACATGTAAAGCAATAACTATCTCCTGCTTTATAGTCACTATTATCATAAAGGTTTATTAGGCAAGATGGTTTATTCTCTTGCCCACCTTTATGGCTAGGACATGTTATCAAGGCTTTTCTTCCCGCCAGATTTATGTCTTTAAGAAACCCTGTTTCTCTCCTTAATCTATACAGAATGTCTTTTACTTCTGCAAGAAGGAATGTTCCACCTACTTCAATCATAGAATCACTTCTTTTACCCTCTCAATAATTAAACTTCTAAGAAGCCTAAAGTCAATGGTTGGTGTTTTATTCTTTACAATAATATCTGCAATTTCCTCACAGAGGAATGTATAGAAGAAGATTCCTAGGAACTTACCAAAGTCACTGCTTTGATAGTTCTCCATCTTATTAAACTCCTTCTTGATATATTCATCTGTAATGAATTTCTCTACAATCTGAGTTTCAATTCCAGCAACAGGTTCTAGTTTCTTCTTAGGTGTTTTTGGCACCTCATTCAATACCTTTGCCCACTGCACTCGACCAAACTTGTTGACAAAAGAATAGTTCTTACAGACGATACCTTCACCCACTGTACCCTCTTTACAAAGAAAGGTTGCTTTAAGTGCATAAGCCTTGACCTCATCCTCTGTTGGGTTATCAAGCTCTGCCATAATTGGGACATACTCAATTCCATAATGTTGAAGAACAGACTCATATACCCTATAAGGAATATACTTGCCACCTTCTGTGACATCAAACACATAAAACCTTCTCCAAGCATCATCAAGATAGTTCTTGATAGTTCCCTTAACTAAAAACTCTCCCCACAAGGTTAGGTCTGGGTTTATCTTAAAAAAATTTAGATACTTTTCCTTGTTATCTTCAATATACCTTGCCGCCCCATGATTATCATCTTCTGGTGTAATAAACCGACGTCTTGAGCCTACAATTAACTTATTATTTTCCCTATCATATGCTAGGAACATATTTGTTCCATCTAATTTAGGTTGAATAACAATATGCCCATCTAAGATTCCTTCTGTCTCAGGTTTTCCTAGATGCTCTACATGCTGATAACCCTTAAACTCCATTTTTCTTCCTCCTTAAAACAAAAGACTTGCAATAAACAGAAGGATTCCTCCTCCAATTACATATGGCAAGGATACAACAAATGAAATCATTGTTATAATTGTTGTAAAGACTGCAAATCCTAATAGTGCTCGAAACATCTTGTCAATCATGATATTACCTCCTTTAGAAACTTAACTTCAAGGATTTTGCTGTTTCTTGAAGCTCTTCATCATCTTCTATATCTTCTTTGTCTGGAACATAGGTAAGGATACCTCTATCAAAGTCTGGTGTATATACCCATTCTTTGTCAACTATGCCATAACGATTTTTAACTATTTTTAGCCTTAATCCATCTGCTACTTTTGATATACTCATCATTCTTGTGCAAATTTGTGTTAACATGTAGCTATTAAAAGCTGACTGTTCATCAATATCTTCTGCATCTTCTCCTGCTGTTGTTTTACGCCTTGCCTGTACTACACCTACAACAGGAATTTTATACTTGCTTGATAGTGCTAGAAGCCCTTCACAGGTCTTTCCTAAGACTTCTGTTGTTGAAAGTCTTGCCTTAATGCCTGGCTTTATATATGAAACACCATCAATAAGCAACATGTCTAATTTCTTACTCTTAATGAATTTCTCGCAGTCTTGAACAGAAATCCCTTCTTTGAAATGTGTTGTATCTGCTACAAAGATATGCTCATCTGTCTTGTCCCACTTCTTTACAAATTCTTCATATCCATTGACAGCATAACCTCTATTGATTCCTGTGTTTGAGATGTTTGACCTAACTGTTTGAATACGAGTTGCAAATGTGCTTGCAAGCATTTCTGGGGAGATGATTCCAACTCTAAACCCTGCTTTACTTGCTACATCTGCTGTCAGGGCTAGAAACCATGACTTACCTCGATTACTTCTTGACAGCCAAAGGAACAATTCTTCACCCCTTCTATACCCCCCAATATCTTCTGCTACCTCTTTTAATGGGAAAGGAATTGTAAAGGCATCAGGATTCTCCTTCATAGCTTTCCACTGCTCATAAGCAGACATACTATGAACAATATCATCACAATCAAAAGAATCTGCTAGTTGAAGCTCATTTATATGCTCAAGAAGAAACTTAGCTCCTTTATTGGCATCTGCTTCAAAAAGTTTAGTAGAATCATTTATGAGCTTTACTGCCCTTCTAAACACAGTTGCTTCTTTAAGTGTGTCTACTATACTTCTTGTTGGTTGATCTACCTTAAATAGTTCCCATTTTGGAAAGTTATTTATAAAGTCTTGTGTGTCTGGTACTCCATCATATTCTTCATAAAACTTCTTTAGGTAGTTAAATTCTTCCTTGCCAACTGTGAAGTATTCTTCTGTTATATTATTGTCAAGTATAACAGAATAACTTTTATCTTGCAATACCTTATTTAGAAGTTGTAATTCTGCTACACTCATGTATTTCTCCTTTCATATGTTGTGGTATATTCCCTACGGCTATTCCCCGTGATTTCTAGTGCTATGTCTGAACAAATTCTATCAGAAATTCTATCATCCATATACCGCCTAAGTCTATCTGGTGGAATGTTTGAAGTAAACAGTGTTGCTAGTCCTCTGCTGTATCTTTCATTCACTATGTGATTCATGATACTGTTGTCATAACTACTATTTTCTGATACAGCTATATCATCCAACACCACTAGCTTTCTTGTTGCCACATCTTCAAGTAACTGTTGTTGTTCATCCCTATTCTCAAAGTCCTTACTCTTTAATGTGAATGTTGGAATGTACGCAAAGTAACCTAGTGGTGTAAATCTATTTCCTATGCATTTTTGGGCAAAGTATGACTTCATCATATTGATTACCCAACTGGTCTTGCTGTTTCCTGCATCTCCATATATAAGTAAGAATCTTCCACCTTTCACAAAATTTACTATATCATCTTTTATATCCGCAAGTGTTTCAAAAGTTTTATAATCTTCATCCGAAGGATATAAAAGTTTGGATTCATAATAAGCCTGTGGTATATTTGCGGACTCCATCAAGAAATAAAATTCTTTCTTTATGAAGCAGCTTTCAGTGCATTTATCTGTATTATATCTATTACATGCTTTGCTTAATAGACAATCCAATTCTTCATCTCCTTCCTTTGTTTAATATCATAACATAAAAATGGCGTAGTGTCAAGCATTATTTTTCTAACACCACGCCATTCCTTTCTTTATACTTCTACAAAATCTTCAACTTCAATGTTGTTCAATGAAATATTTTCAAATTTATTTAGCTCATCCTCAATAACATTTTCAATTTCATAAATAGTTCCTGCATCTACCTCATCCTCAACATCAATGTCAATATCAAGAATTAACTTTACATTTAGTGTTTTCATTTTATTACCTCATAATCAAGTAATTCTTCCATAGGAACCCTAAACTGGATTGCTTCTTTCTCACCTTCATAGTATGTTGGTTCAATATATACATATCCCATTCCCATAAATTTTACTTTGTACTCTAGGTCATATTTCTTGTCCAAAAAGATAAGGTCTTGAACATTATACATTTGAAGAAAGCGCAGTACAATTTGCTTCTGCTCAAACTCTGAATCTGTTGCTACCTTTAGCATTTCTTTTAATGTCATTTTCCTGTACTCCCTACACCGCCTGTGCGGACACCTTCTGCATTATCATCATCTGTTGTAAGATAATTCATAAATACTCCTTGTGCGATGCGGTCACCTTTTTTAATTTCTACATCTTTCTCCCCAACATTGTCAATAGAAAGTACAATGTTACCAGAGAAATCGCTGTCGATTACACTTGTTCCAGTGGCTAGGCGAAGATTATTCTTAATTGCCATACTGCTTCTGATAAATACTAACATCACCTCATTATGTGGCATGTCTGTATAGACTGCTGTATTTATCTTTGTGCCATATGACTTAGCCTTGATTACCTTATTCTCTATAGATTTTAGGTCATACCCTGCACTTCCTACTGTGCTTCGCTTTGGATTTCCTACTTCCTTAAAATCCTTCCCAATTTTAATACTTCGCATTTGCACTCCCCCTTTCAAATTACCATATATAAATCTTCAAAGAAACATGGATAATTTTCATGAAAGAGCTTTAATGTTTTGCACATCAGTTCACGAATATCACTTTGTGCATGTGCATTTAATGCCCGCATCTTGAAAATATGTCTCCACTCTCTTATGTTTGCCGTCATTACTACTGTTGTAGCTGTGCATTGTGGAAGCACTGACCTTGCTACCTCTGGCTTTAGCCCATTTTCTACTAAATCCATGTATGCTTGTTCTGACTCCCATACTGATTTATACCATGTCGTGTAGTTCTTTTCATCAAGTCCATTTGGCTTGATAATTGGAACTTCATGGTTAAATCTTTCTGTTGAATAATCGCAATAGCGTTGGCTGGCGACACTAAACGCGATGCCAATTCTATGTCTCGTGAGTTGAGAAAGGCAATTTCCACACCACAAACAATCAGAACCCCTTCTAACCATTATTACATGATTTTTCACATTAACACAATAAACTTCATCATTATAATCCTCCACAATCTCTAAATTTTTTCGTATGTCTACATATGGTGTATAATTATACTTATCTGTTAAATTTATAACATAGTGTGTTGAATTTACTTTAGCAGGATTACCACATATTGTGATAATTTTGCCCACTTTGTCTTTATGCCTTTCATACATATGTGTGTTTAGCCCCGCTATCATAGATATCTGAACTAAATCATCCGCAAGCCTTTTAGAGGATGTAAACAGTTTCCCATAAGTTCCACCGCTATCAATGCAACCATCATATCTTAAATATGTGTCTATAAACAACCTAGCCGTTTCTTTATCAAAGAACTCATAGATATTGAATGGGAAATATTTATGTATTGATGTACCAATAGGCTTCAAAAAACTCCCAAGTGTTATGTCATTAAAAGATATTCCCTTTTTCTCATACCTAGGGTTTAATCCAAGACTTTTTATTGTGTCATACATTTCTTGTCTTGTATTTACATTATCAACAGTGTCTAATTGTGCCAAAAATGTTCTATAAGTTGTTTTCTTACCACTTCTATCACAACTACCCTCACTTAAATACATAGCCAAGAATTTTACAAAAGGTTTTTTATCAAACGTGTAGGTTTCTGATGTATGTTTTGTGTATATTTCTCCACACCTACCACAGCCCCTCAAATAGTAGCCTATACCATCAATAGTTACTTTATCAGAAAACTTTTCATTTTCATAACTAAACCGCTTATCAAAGATATACCTATTTGTCATAGTGCTGGCTTCTGTAAGACAATATTCAGAATCAGTTCGTATATCGACCTTCTTAGCCCACATTCGATGATTACCAGTTACCATTAAATCATAATTCCTTGATTTGAAATGGTACATTTTGCCAGAATGTTTGTAATTTATTATTTCATCTGGTTTGTGGAATTCAACTAAACTAGTATTAGGATTCAATGTTGCAATCTCATCATTTTTTGTAACATCCCTAAAAAACTTCCACCCATTCCTTGTCAAAACCTCTGTTTCTTTGTCATAACAAGCCCTATCAATCACCAATTCTACACCAATATATTGATGTTCTAGTACACTATCATGTCCTAGCTTGATAAGCCCTTTCAAGAACTTTTCCTCTTGCTCAAGATTTCCTTGTTTACTTTGGTAACAATTCCTAGCCGCATGGGAGATGGTTTTCACCATCCCCTCATAGCTAGTTTTTGTTAGTAGTTTTACTTCTTGCTTTACTAACTTCAAGTAATCACCAACTCCCCAACAACTTCTGGAAGAATGAAGAAGCAAATTCCATCTGTTCTAATTGGAATTACTACTACATCTTCCGCATCAAACCCCATGTAATGATTCATTGTTTCAACGCCTTGCATATAAAGTGTCACACTCTCAATATCAAAGTCATGACAGTAGAATACATCTTTGATTTCATTCTTCTTTGAATGAATAATCATGTATCCTGCTTTCCTTAAATTCATTGGCTGTAGATAATAACCTCCACAATGCATATTCCTAAACATCTCATTCTCATAGGCTTTTTCAAGCTCACTCACAAGAACATGGTAATCAACTTTTAGCATTTACATCATCCTTCCTTAGTATTATCATTTAACTTCTATGCCCATTATAGCAGATGATATACTATTTGTCAAGCCCCAATTTGATTAATCTTTGATTAGAACTTCCACGGAACTCTAAATTTATATCTCTTAACTCATCAACATATCTACCATCTACTAATACATCTACATATTTTAGAATTTCTAGGTCTTTTATTTCTTCATATGTATATCCTGTATATAGCCATACTTTCTTATCTGTTTCTTCCCGAATTTTCTTTAATAGTTTTGTGCAAGAATCTCTATTTTCTGGTGCTAGTGGTTCTCCACCTAAAAGTGTAAATCTTGATACATGTTTATTATCAAGATAAGAAAATAATCTTTCTTCTACCTCTTTTGTAAATTCTTGCCCACCACTAAAATCCCATGTTTGTGGATTAAAGCAATTTTTACAATGGAAGTGACAGCCCTGCACAAACAGGGCTACCCCAATACCCTCTCCATTACTTATATCTAGTTTTCTTAATTGTGCATATTTCATTTTACTCCTCGTGATTATCTAAATGAACATACCTCTCTTTTATTTCCTGTGTGCGTCCTTGATTGAAAGTGTTTGTACTAAGGTATCCGCAAACCCTCCGCGCTAGGTTCATCTTTGAGGCATCTGTATTTCCACAATTAGGACACTTCCAACCAAGTCTGCCATCTTTGTCTACAATCTTAATCTCACCCTCATATAAACACTCATGGCAATAATCAGATTTAGTATTTATTTCAGCATAGATTGTATTATCATAAATACATTTAACTACTTCCATAAGTGCATCTAAATTATTCTCCATGTTTGCACTTTCGCTATAGCTGATGCAACCGCCTGGACTGAGTTCTTGGAATTCTCCCTCAAGCTCTAACTTTGTAAATGGATCAATTTCTTCCCTCACATTTACATGATATGAATTTGTAATATAGTTGTGGTCTGTGATGTCCTTTATCTTCCCAAATCTTTTCTGTAAGCATTTTGCAAATTTATATGTAGTGCTTTCAATAGGTGAACCATAAACAGAATAGTCTATGTTCTCCTCTTTCTTCCACTGATTACACTTATCATTTAATCTCTGCATTACTTCTTTTGCAAACTTCTTACCTTTTTCGTCTGTGTGTGATACCCCTGTCATATATTTAACACACTCATAAAGTCCTGCATATCCAAGACTTGCTGTTGCATAACCATTCTTGATAAGTTTATCAATGGTTTCTCCACTTTTAAGTCTTGCAAGTGCTCCATGTTGCCAAAGAATAGGTGCTACATCTGATACTGTTCCCATAAGTCTGCCAATTCTTTGCTTATGTGCTTTATGACAAAGTTCTGCCCTCTTATCTAATAGATTCCAAAAGGTTTCAAAATCTCCTTTTGAGCTTAATGCTACATCTACAAGGTTTAATGTTACCACACCTACGTTCATGCGACCCCAATACTTTTCACCTTTCTTCCAATTACCTGCATTTGCTAGGTTAGTTTCTGTTCTGTCCTTTGTTAAAAAACTTCTGCACGTTTTATTCCAATGTCACCATTGGCACTGACTATATCATCTTCTATAAATAAAGAAGCCCTCCGCTTCAAGCTAGTGCTTATCTCTAGCCTTACTTTTGTTACACTCATCACAAATTAGTCGATACACCTTCCTTATTTCTAAGGCTTGGCACGGTCTCAACTTAATTAAGTCCTAACCGTTAGCAAGATTTTACTCTCACACCCTATAAGCTAGGTTCAAAGGGTTTTACATGGGCTGCATTTACACTTACCCATACATGACCAAACTCCACCTTTATATTTCCTCATCACTTTTGCAGAAATATAATCAGGAACCATTCTCTTTGCTGTGCATTTTACAGCAAGTTTTGTTAGGTAATAATATGGAGCATCTTCTGTCATGTTATCTTCATCTAATACATAAAGAAGTTTTGGAAAGGCAATAGTATAATACTGACCTTTTTCATTCTTCATACCTTTAATACGTTGCTTTAGGAACTCCTCTATTAACATAGCAAGTTCCTTTTTATACTCTTTTTCCTCATTTGTATACATATATACACTTAGAAACGGTGATTGCGCCTCCGTTAAGGCGTAGACTATATCTTAACCCC